GGGATCTGGTCGTATTTTGAACCGCCGCCATCATATTCTTCACCAGGTCTGGATTCTGCTTCATAACATCATTCATGTTTGGCATCACCGATTTGAACATAGAATTGGTAAGATGGAACATCATAGCCGAACCACCCAGCATCATAATCAACTTCACCTCGGGGGCGACATTGACCTTAGATCGGTACTTCACATACAGCTCCTCAAATACACCATCATAGTCATCAACATTCTCCATAACACTCTCAGACCAACCCTCGAGCTGAATCTCAAATGGGTTATACCTCTTATTCAGAAACTCTAGGCCAGTCACACACGCTACGAGCATTCGTCGAGAGAAACGGACCGACTGTTCCACATCGATGCTGTACGTGATCCGCTTCACTTCGGACCTCAACTCATCAACATTGGAGTAAGCATTAAGTCTTTTATTGACAGCAAATCCCTTCTTCTCCAGACGAGCCAATTTATTCAAGAGGTCAGACTTCTCTTCATCAATAGAACTATATCCCTTGGAAGGAGTCTCTTCCTGAAAACTACCACCCATGGGTTCATCATCATCATTATTGTAAAACATGGGTTCATCCTCACCATAGTCAATCTCTTCCTCTTGAGAAGGCTGTTGAGGAGCCGACTGTTTTGTGGGGTTTACAAATGCATCCATCGCCTCTTGGTGTTGTTGTGGTGGTGCCTGACGCATCGGCTGACTGGGTCGTGGAACTGGTTTTGGTCGAGGAGCGGAAATTTGAATCTCATCCATGAGTGCCTGTTCATCAGCGTCTAATTTCATCACCGTCGTGTGTCCTCTGTCGAGTACGATTTCTTCGTCCATCTACTCTCTATATGGAAACTAAAAAAATACCTTTAACGCACTTTATAAAAAATATATGTACATAGTAAATGTTCAACCTCAACAAAGCGAACCGCAATGCGCTCACTTCGATCGGTGTTTTGTTCGTCGTCATTGTCGCCCTCATGTCGTTCCGTGATATCAGTATGTATCAACCCAGGCCAATTAAAGTTACTCCCATAAGTCAGGGTTCCATCTTTGACCTGGAGAATAAGATCGAGTGTACACCTGGACGCAAAGATGGCAGTGCTTATACCAAGTCCCTGACTCCAGGTGGTTTGTGTGGTGCTCAAGAGCTCATTTCGGATCTCGCGAGTTATGAGATTTCAGAGGGAATCGGTGGATCTTTAATCTAAGCTAAATATAAATGGCTCTCATCACTTCCCCAACTGAGACTATTCCAGATCTCAACTATGAGTATCACACTCTAACGATTGACACCATCGACCAAAGTAGTGCCAACACTTTCACATGCTTTCTTCAGCAGCCCATAAAAAATGTCGTACAAGCTCGTCTCGTTGCGGCTCGTATTCATTCCACTGCTGCCACCGAACATTGCTACATGTCTATCGAAGAGTTGGACACCATTTTCAACGATAGAGCGTCGAATGTATATGAGGGACAAGCATCTAAGAGTATGATTCGCGGTTCTTTCGCGAGTGTTATTTCGGATGGAACTGCAACCACAGTTTTCAAAGATGAGTATCCAATCGTAACCCAATATATCAACCCCATTCGTCGCATCGATCGTCTGACTGTGACAATCCGAGATCAAGATGGTAATGGTATTGTTCCGTCAACTCCCGCGAAAGATAATTTCCTCGTTCTTCGTTTCGTGTGTAGAAAACCAAATTTGTAATTTTCTCCCGTTAAAGTAGTATACCATGTCGGCTGGCATTGTTCAATTGATTGCTATCGGTGCCCAGGATGAATATATCATGGGTGATCCTGAAATATCATTCTTTAGTTCAACATTCAAAAGACATGCTAATTTTTCACAGTCCATCGAAAAACAAACCATCCATGGACCTGTGAAAAACAATTCAATGAGTAGCATTCAGTTTGAACGTTCGGGAGACCTTCTCGGTTATGTCTATTTCACACTCGATGACACTGCTCAGGCGCTCGATGTTCAGAGGTGGGATACGATCATAGATAAGGTTGAGTTATACATTGGTGGGTCTCTCGTGGACTCCCAAGATGCTATTTTCACAGAAAAGATTGCCATCGATACGTTTGCCCAAAATGTTTCTAAGAGTTCGAATGGTACTCATCCGGGTGTGAGTGCGCGCTCCTATTTCTACCCCCTCCGTTTCTTTTTCTGTGAGGGGCCACAATGTGCGCTCCCGCTCGTAGCCCTAAACTATCACAATGTCGAAATCAGAATTCATTGGGCCACTGCAGCTTCGAATTACAATGTTGAGTGTTTCGCAAATTACTATTACCTAGACAATGAGGAACGTGGAAACATTGCTTCACGAACTCATAATCTTTTAATAACACAAGTTCAAAAGAATATCGCATCAGGTACAGTCATTCAAGACCTGACGTTCAATCATCCTGTCAAATATCTGGCATCATCCGATACAACCACTGATGGTGCTCTCACATCTCCATCGAATAAGGTTAAATTGAACATCAACGGCCTCGATGTGAGTAATTACAGGTGGGGAAAGCCTCACTTTATAGATGTCATGAACTACTATCATACAAACTTCGTGACTTCCCCAGATTTTTTCCTCTATTGTTTCTGTCTTTCCACAAGTTCTCTCCAACCCACAGGCACTCTCAACTTTAGTCGTTTAGACTCGGCTAAAATCATGAGTGAGAGTATGCCTATTAACGACCCAATTTATGCGGTCAATTACAATATACTCCGTATAGAGAACGGTATGGCGGGACTTCTCTACGCAAATTAAAATACGATGTTATAATAAATGGTCAAGAACATACCGACTATTGAGAGATCTACCAAAATTAGGTTTGGTAAGAATACTCTCGATGACCAGGCGGAAAATACGATTGTTTTCAATGCGAGTAACACCGCAATTCAAGCAAATACACCCGGTGCCGTGTACCTTGAACCCATTCGTAACAGACCTGATTATGACGACCCACAGATCGTACTTTTAATGTACAACAAAGATACAAAAGAGATTACCGAATCTGGTGAAGCGGCGACTGATATTATCGAAACAACCCTCGAAGGTGCGACAATTCGTGGTAATGTGATTAATTTTAGTACAGTATACTTTAACAATGTAGAACATACGTCATTTGTTACTGACTCGAATGTTGGAATTCGAAACACAAACCCACAACACACTCTTAGTATCGGTTCTAACGTCTATTTCAATGATGCGGGATCCAACGTTCTCGTGGTGTCTGGTGGTGTCTCAATCGATGGAAATCTCGATGTGAAGGGTGGTATAACGGCGATCACGAGTAATAACCTCATCATAGAAGATGCTATTATTGAATTGGGTAAAAATAATACTTCTGGAGATACAACTCTCGATTTAGGACTCATCATGGGTCGACCAGGTTCGAATGTCACTGTAGGATTTAGAGAAGAAACCGATGAAATTGTGTTGGCATTCACCGAAAGTAGCGCTTACAGTAATGCGATAGTACCCCTAACATCTGAAGATATAAATGTGCATGTCTATGGTCGCCTCTACACTGAATCTAATGTTGGTGTTTTAAACACAAATCCAATGCACACCCTCGATGTCGGATCAAATTTATATGTGGATGAATTTGGTTCAAATATTCTCGTAGTCACTGGAAACACGAGCGTTAGTGGTGATCTTACGGTGGATACTGACACTCTATTTGTAGATTCGTCTGAGAATAAAGTTGGCATCAAGACCGTGACTCCATCCGCAGAACTTCACGTTGTCGGCAATGTCTACGTCTCTTCGAACCTGACTGTGGATGAGGACACCCTCCATGTTGATGTTGTGAACGACTCCATTGGACTTGGAACGGTGAACCCTAAAGCCAACCTTCACGTCATTGGTAATGTGTATGTTTCTTCGAACCTGACTGTGGATGAGGACACCTTCCATGTGGACGCTGGGGGCAAGTCCATAGGACTTGGAACGGTGAACCCTAAAGCCAACCTTCACGTCATTGGTAATGTGTATGTTTCTTCGAACCTGACTGTGGATGAGGATACCTTTCATGTGGACTCCACAACCAATTCCGTAGGAATTGAGACAAAAAATCCCTCAGCCAACCTTCACGTCATTGGTAATGTGTATGTTTCTTCGAACCTGACTGTGGATGAGGACACCTTCCATGTTGATGTGGTGAACGACTCCATTGGACTTGGAACGGTGAACCCTAAAGCCAACCTTCACGTCATTGGTAATGTGTATGTGACTTCGAACCTGACTGTGGATGAGGACACCTTCCATGTTGATGCTGGGGGCAAGTCCATAGGACTTGGAACGGTGAACCCAACCTCAAACCTCCACGTCGTGGGGAATGCTTACGTGTCCTCAAATGTTACTACAGATGGCACCCTAACCCTAAATCACCCGACGACCGCTTTGGTGACCGATCTCACGTCAAATGTTGAAGTCAAGTTGGACCAGTTGAACAGTGTCTCCATAGATGGACCCTTAGCTGAGCATACACTCATATATGACGGTGCCGATTGGGTGAATGATTTCCCGATGCACACGTATGTCCAAATTCGAAACGATCTCAACGGGGTAAACATCGCAGCGGGTGATGCCGTCTATGTCAAGGGGACACACAACGCGAACATCCTTAACGTGGGTCTCGCCCTATCCGACAGTGCCACGACCATGCCCTGTATCGGTCTCTCGAATCAGCTGTTGACACCTGGTCAGCAGGGTACAGCGGTCGCCTACGGTAAAGCACTCGGTGCTGTCACAGATACATTCCTCGCGAGTGAAACGGTCTACGTGAGTAACACTGTACCCGGTGGTCTCTCGAATGTGAAGCCTTTCTATACCGATTCAGTTCCAAACTTGATTCAAAATGTCGGTGTGGTGACAAAGATAAATCAAAGTAACGGAGGTGTTTTCGTGACGGGTATCGGTCGCGCCAACGATGTTCCAAATGCTCAAATAGTTCTAGATGAATCTGAAATCAATTGGGTATACGTGAGTAATGTGAATAATAATTTCCAAAAGATTGAACCTTCTAATTTGTTGACCCAACTTCAAACCCTCCAACAAGTGACTGACACTGGGAACACAACTTCCAACACCATCCGATTCACAAACGTGACCACAGGTCTCGTGACCACCTCAAACCTTCAGATAGGTTCGAACATTTCTGTGACAGGTCTCATAGATCCAAATAAGAAATACCTCCCTATGGTTGATCATGATGGGTTTTTCAAACAGTCTCCAGTGTACCTGACAGATACAGGTAAGTATGTCATCTCAGCCTCCGAGGCAGAGTTCTTGGGGAATATCACACTCAGTGGTAATAATACGATTATTTCATCAACTTCTGTGACCATCGAAGATAGAATTTTTGGTATCGCAGCGAACAATGCGGCGACTGATCTCGATACAGGAATCCTCATCGAACACCAAGATGGGGGTACGTACGCGAACGTCGCTCTCATCTTCCACGCGGATGATCATAGATTTTCGGTGGGGTACACACAGAATACCTTTACAGACAACCACATTCTACATTACCAGGATCCAGGAGGTTTAGTAGTTGATTTATTGGGGAATGTTCAAATCCAGAATAGTGCGACGTTGAGTTCTACCCTCGATGTCACGGGTGCTGCGACCTTCGCAAATGATCTGACTGTGGGTGCAGTCTCCAATCTTTTCGTAGATGTGAGCACCTCTAGGGTTGGTATTAACGAGGCGACCCCGGGTGCGTCTCTCGATGTGGGGGGTGATGTGAAAATTCAAAGTGACGTGATTGCCACATCCAAAACTTCCGCAGCACTCGTGGTCGCGGGTGGTGTGGGTGTCGGTGGAGACGTCTATGCGGCGAATACCGTCCTCTCGGGTAATTTCACTGTGGATACAGACACTTTGATCGTAAACTCGACGACCGACCGGGTAGGCATCAATAAGGCTGTCCCCACGGTCGCCCTTGATGTCGTGGGTGACGTGGTCATCACAGATGATTTCACAGTGGATACGGATACGTTACGCGTGGATTCGGTGACTGATAGGGTGGGTATCAACGTGTCGGCACCAGATGCTTCTTTGCATGTCATTGGGAACGCGTACGTCTCTTCGAACCTGACTGTGGATACAAATACCCTACACGTAGATGCCGAGGGGAACAAGGTTGGTATATTGACCGTGAACCCAGCGTTTGCCCTAGACGTTCATGGAACCTCCAACGTTGGGGCGTTGACAGCAACGTCTCTTTCTGTAGACACTGACACTCTCCACGTCGATGCGACCAACAAAAGAGTTGGTATAGAAACCTCTAGTCCA